GAAGGCGTAGTGCTTAGCCTTATCAGGATCAGTGCCCTCACGCTCAAATTTAATGTGACCCTTTGTCTTCTCGTGTGGCTTCCAGCCTGCCTCCCACAGCCTCTCGATGCGCTGCTTAGGGGACGAGGCAGAGAACTCTACGTAGTCGAAGCATACCAACTCCTCCCCATCCTTGCGTGTCTCAGGGTACTGAGCCAACGCATCCGTCACTGACTTGAAGAGTGACCCGTCTGCTTTGGTACGGTACTTGATACGCTTGACCTCCTTGAGTTGGGGAGGGAAGTCGATCTGGAACTGATCCTCAAGAGCCTGCATACGGTCAACGATCTCGACCCACATCCTCTCCGCAGATACTGCGTCGAATGCGAACCCGTTTCTCCGCATCTGCTCACAGACAATCTGAATGTCATGCTCACAGCGCAGTGACTTAGACCACTGCTTGTCCATGATGACAGGCTTGAACCGCTCGAAGAGCTTGACAGTAACGGCTACGTCATTGACGCAGTAGTCCTCCATCTCCTGAGTGAGGCCACCAGCAAAGTCCTTGAAGTCACCCTTGTGTAGGCCCAACCGCTTGCCCCACGCATCAAGCGAGTGACCACCGCTGATCTCGAAGTTGATCAGTCGGCTGATGATTAGGGTGTCAATGACATCCTTCTCATTGATGGTGTGACCCAACAGTCTGTTGATGACAGGCACATCGAAGCCGATCCCGTTGTGGAATACAAACTTATTGTACTGATGGCAGTAGTGCTTGAAGCGCATGGCCTCAACAGGATCAGCGGTAGGGTTGCGGAAGATTTCTGTAGCCTTCGACTGTACGTCCTTACACACGATGATCCAGATGTGTTGTGCATCCAGATCATCTGTCTCAATGTCTATGGCTGTGATCTTCATAGCTTACCTATCCATTCTGTCGCGTCATCATGCGGGTCATCAGGCAAATCTGTCATACTTCTCGGACAGGGTAAAGGAGTCTGCGTTGAAGTAGAGCTTGCCTGCAAATCCTGTTGATCCTGCTGGTCTGTTCTTGGTGATGAGGAGTGAGGTTGTGTTACGTTCATCTTCATCCTCAGTCATCTTGTCACGCTCCAGCTTGACGACAACAGACGCCCGCTTGCCAATCGTACGGCAGTCTCTGATCTGTCCCTCGTCATTCTCGTGGGCGATGGTTACGATACCCACGTTCAACTCTGCTGCCATGCGGGATAGCTGGACAGAGAGAGCAGACAGCCACTTCTCGATGCTGTCATCGGTGGTGCGGCTGTAGGACAAGTCCTGAATGGGTTCGAAGAACACATACTTCACACCACATGCCTGTGAGAAGTAGCGGATACGCTCAAGGATTACCATCGGGTCTTCGTCCACACCGATCTGGAACTGGTAGAGGTTCTCGTTCTGTGTGATGTCAACGATGGCCTGCTCTACCTCAGCCTGCATGTTGGCTTCTTCAATCAAGTCCATGCGGGTGAGGTTCTTGTTCAGGTGGTAGGACACAAGTCCCAACAGGCTACGCTTCTTTGTCTCTTCAAGGTGACAGATAGCGATAGGAACATCAGGGTGCTTGCTGATCATGTGGTATTCAAGGTAGCGCATGAACTCTGTCTTGCCGATACCCTCCGGTGCCTGAAACACAGTCATGTGTCCCTGCATCAGGCCCAATGCCAGATCATCGAAGGCCTGTATTCCGGTGGGGATGTACCGTGCATCATCCTTCTGGTTGAAGATCGAGAGGAACTGGTCCGGTGTATTCCACACGTTCTGTGGTGTGTACTTCTTCGCATTGCGGAAAGCATTGCGGTAGGAGGAGCCAGCACCTGCTTCGAGGAACTCGTTGGCATCCTTGTACTTGTCGTGCGGGATGCGGTAGACTTTGTTGGGGAAGAGTGCTGCGATCTTGTCGGCTACACCATCACCACTGCTGTCTGCATCAACAGACAGGATGATCTTCGAGAAGCTGTCGAGCCACTCCTTTGCCTTACCCTGCCAGAGTTTCTTCGATGGTGTGGCAGAGGGTAGAGAGACTACAGGATACCGCTTCTCCAGCATCTGGTAGGCAGACAGTGCGTCGATCTCACCCTCAGTGATCACGACCATAGGTGCAGAGCCAGCATTGAACTTGTCCATGCCAAACAACTCAGCGCCATTGAAGCCAGCCTCTGCGTGAAAGTCTTTGGGGAAGGTACGGATCTTACGTCCACCTGAGGGGTAGATGTACGCCTGCTTCTTGACTACACCATCCACAGACACAAAGGTCTGCACGTCGTAGAACTCTAGTACGTCCTCAACGATGCCTCGAACAGACTGCTGCTTGAGGCTGAGGGGTTCAGTGATAGCCTTCATCGGTGTCTCCTTTTCGTAATACGGAGTGAAGGGGTAGGCTTCCATAGCCCAATCCTTTAGTAGCTTAGGGCTGTTAGGGTAGCCCCTGCCGCACGAGAAGCAGTGTCCCTTCTGCGTCTGCTCATTGTAAGCAAAGGCATCGCTGCTGTCGCAGTCATCGAAGGGGCACGGCTGGTGTGTCTTCTCTGTCATACTCCACAACCCATCCTGTGTTCCATAGTGAAGCAGCCTGTTGAGCCTGCTCTCTTGTGTCAAATATCTGAGGCTTACTGTTGTAGCTGAATGGGTTGTCCTCTGAGAGATACATCCACTCGCCGTGATCAACCTCTATCATCACTGCATACTTAGTCATCCATCAGTGCTCCCCATGATACAGGAAACAGGTCTCCCATCACACTGCTGATCTGGTCAGCCACGATACGTGTCTCATACTGTGTGTCTTCTGCACAACGCAGCTTACACATACTCGCGAAGGCGTCAAGGCTACCAGACCACCACCACTCTGTCATTGTGCTTTGAGGTAAAGTCATCCGTGCCATTTCGGGTGCGACACCTTCATCAAGCAGTTGATTGTATAGACCAAGAGACATAGTGTTATAATATAACATGTTTGCATTACTCTCGACCACACCCTCAGACCCCTGCTTCTTGTCAGCACTACGACCACGCCAGACATCAGGTACATAGAACTCTGGCTCATCATCTACATACCGACGACTGATCTCGTTCCAGCGTAGGAACTTATGCTTGACTAGCTGTCTGGCTACAAAGATGGGTGCCTTGACGTGGAAGGATGCGAAGGCATGTCCGAAGGGTGACAGGTGCTTATGCTTTGCAAGATAGCTGACTAGCTTGCGGTCCCTCGTGTCTAGTAGGGCTACAAGATCGCCGCAACGAGAGCCATCCTCGTAGTCATACTCCATCCATGCCACAGGCTGAGAGGTCTTACCGAAGGATACCCGTGCAGCATTCACTACACTGATGTCTGACCCCATGTGGTCTTTTAGAGTTGCCTTGATCATGTGTATCCCTTTCCTAGTGCAGCTTTGACTTTCTTGAACACAGGAACTAGCACAGCACCATCGTCTGCGTAGTATCCTAAATCATCTACCCATGCAGCTACTTCTTGTAGGACTGCCTCTAGTTCTTCTATGCGGGCCTGTGCCTTAGCTAAGTCAACGCCTAAACTTTCCTCATAGGGATTAAGATCACTCATCTGCACCTCCCTGCAATTCAAGTAGCAGTTCGATGGCATCTACAGCATCCTGTTGTGTAGCACAGTAGAACATCACTGCATCATACCACTGACCATGTTCGTGTCCTGCATCTGCTTGCACAACAGCCCATGTGTCTTCCTTGTCGTCATACTCAAAGTAAAAATCACGCTTCTTCATCTTCATGCTCCTGTGCTAGTTTAAGTAGACGGTTCTTTCCCTCGACAGCATCTGCACCCATAAGGTCAGGACAAAAGCCCATGTAGGCAGCGACAATCATGCGGGCATACAAGTCACCAAGGAAGTCAGTCTCGTACTGATCTAACATTACCTTGTCGTTCAGTGCTTCATCAAGATCGGCAAGCAACATCGGCAACTGTTTGACTGCAACCTCATTAACTGCTTGATGTCTCTTGTCTAGTTCTTCTTCAGTCATCGGCAGGAACTCACTGTTTGTTTGCGTCATAGTCTTTCACTCCATGTGTGTCACAGTCCTTGAGGATGTCTATAAGCATCCCACGAATGTCATCAATGCTCTCACCATCTATAGTGATGGGGTTCTCAGTCCAACCACCACCCTCATCAGAAGGGTAATACTCATGCACTGCATAGTAGACCTCCCCTGTAGGTGTCTTATGCTTCATCAGTTGGTAATGCCAGTGTGACATCAGAATACCTCACCTAGTAGTTTATCCCAAACCTTGTTCATCAGTTGTGACTGCTCAGTGTAGTAGTTTGCAGTGTAATACTTTAACACTCGGATGGTAGCTTTCCCAT